CCTTGATCAATTTGTCCAGACGCATCTTGGTGGCCTTGACCGTTCGCTTCAGGTGCTCGGCAAGTTCTTCCAATTTCTTGTCCTTGTTCTTCAGGAGCCACTCTTCATCCTCGTTAGACCACCGACCCGATTTCAGGGTCGAATGTTCCTTGGCGATCTCGAGAGCCATCTTCTTCACCTTGGTGAGTTGTCCCTCGAGACCTTCAATTTCCTTGATCAGATCATCGATCGTAGGCTTGGGTGCCGGAAGCAGTTCTTGGTGACCATGCTCGCGGTGCCACAGGACCTTCTCCCAGAATGCCTTCATGATGGGCATGTTGGTCGCCCACCACTCGCGGTTCCGTGGAATCTCCACACAGACAAACTCGGCAGGCTTGGGGTAGGTGATTTCGGCGGGTCGATATTGCACAAAGTCACAGACTTCCAATTCGAGGCACTCCATGAGCACCTGCACCTGCGCATAGTAGTACTCGGGTGGCGTTCCGTCTCCAATGGCTCGTGACCTCGGACACTTGATCTCCAAAAGTCGTCCGCTATAAGTGATGCCGTCGGGTGATCCACCGATCCAGTCGAGGGTGTGGTGAGGTTCCAAACCGATCTCAAAGACCTTTTGGTTGTGGCGTTCCTCGTAGATCTGTCGAGCTTCATCTTCGTACTTCTGTCCGTGCTTGGTCGCCCAATCATTGAAGGGTTCACTGACACCACACTTTTTCAGAATCAACTTCTCTGGCTTTTCGTAGGGATTCACACCTATCGCCGTGCCGGCATCGGATGCCGTGAGCATCGTGCCCCTCATCTTGAACCACGCATCGGAACGTTGTTCAGGATAAGTCTTGTTGAAAAACTTCTCCGCTTGGGGATGCATACTAGTTAGCATAGGGCTCTAATGTTTAAGTGGAGGACTTGGTGGGAGTCTTCTTCTTGCGTGACGACGATGACTTCTTAGGCTTGGGCGTTTCTTCAACCTGAATAACTTCTTCAACTTCGGCGACGGCAGCCGCTGCGACCGCGACAACCTCCGGTTCGGGCTCCGGTTCAGGCTCCTTCTTGACCACCACGGGCTCGGGGACCGGCTCCGGCTCCTTCTTGACCACCACGGGGGCAGCAGCCTTGACCTTGACCGGCTTCGCCGAAAGCATCAACCGAAGACCATCGACATCCACGACCTTTTCAAAGTTCTTCGCGAACTCCCTGAAAACACCGTTGCCGCGCTTCTCCACGACAACCACATCAGGACCAAAAGCCTTCACGTCAGAGATGGACCTCACGGGAAACCCAGTAGGAACATCCACGATCACATTACCCGACTTGCGACCCCAGGCGCGAATCTCGTGATCGGTGCACATCTCATTGACTGTCTTGGAAATAGGATTGATAAGGGCGACCTTCATTATTACTTTCTGTGGACATTTTTAATCATAGCATTGGGTCGCTTGGAAGGAACCAGTCTCTTTTCAAGTTTCTCCTCGAGTCGCTTCAATGTGAAGTAGGCACCAGCCTGTTCGGCTTCCTTCTTGGTGGATCCCTTGCCTGTTCCCCACTGATGTCCCTGGACGTAGACACCCACCCTGAACTTGGTGGCATCGACATGATCTAACTGACGATACTCAGGCAGATCCCACTTCTGAGACTGACACACGCGCATAAGGATGTCCTTGTAGTTGTCATCCACCATCAGGCGGTCCAAACGGATGAGATCCGGGTTATCCAGGACGCCCAGGACAAACTTCTTGGCTTCGATCATCCCGAGATCCAAGTAGATGGCACCCACAAATGCCTCAAAGACATCTTCAAGAATCTTTGGATTGTTGTTCCATCCATTTCTCATCCCCTTTTCATCCATTTCAACCCAGTTGTGAAATCCCAGTTTGGCAGACACATCCGCCAGCGTCTTTCCACAGACAATCTTTGTTCTCGCACGAGTTAGAAATCCCTCCTGCAGATTCTCGTACCTATCGAACAAGTACTTGGTGACAATAAAGCCCAACACGGAGTCGCCCATAAATTCCAACGTTTCATAGGAACCCTCGACGCCATCGTGTTGAACAGAAGATTTATGCTTGAAAGCCTTTCGATACACATCGATGTTTTTGATGTTCGTGCCGATGATGGCTTCAACCTCCTGAGTGGATATCATTTTCTAAAAGTAGGGTGCGTTTTTTGTTTAAGCCTTGATGAAGTGCTTGGAGATGTGCTTCTGCAAGGTCATATAAGAGAGGGTCTCTCCCTGAGGTGTTTGCAGGAGCTTCTTCAGCGGCTCATCCTGAATAATCTTTCGTCCATCCTCTGGGTGAGACAGACCCTTGTCCTTGACATACTGCTTAACGAAACGGGTCACGTCCGTGCGGGACACCTCAGTGCCCTCAGCGAGACCCATGAAGTCGGTCAGGTCCTTGGTGACCTTGCTGGGCTTGTTGAACCCGGTGTTGGCGGCACGCTCCTTGGCCTTGGACCCATCAGGATCATCCTGAACCTTGGCGATCTTGCGAACCAACTTGGTGAGACTCTTGATCTCCTTGCGCATCTCAGTAAGCTCCTTCATCACATCCTCGGTAGACATTGTTTTTCGTACTTACCTTTGTTTTCTTCTCTTTAATTTACTTCTCAAGGAGAGATCCCCCGACACCACCGAGGATCTTGTAGGACATGGATTCACGGACAAGCGCCTGATCACCGCAGTATCCACCCGGGGTGAGGTCCTTGGTGTAGTAGGCGGCATCCTTGCCTGGGCCGGGCACACAGTCCAGCTTGTAAGGAAGCTTGGTGATGGCATCGCCGCTGATCATGGGCTCGACCTCCACCGGCTCCGGGGACAACCTGTACCCACTCTTCTTCATACCCATGAAGCACTTGACATACATGAGCACCACGATGGCAATCACGAGCACGAGGGCAAACTGACTACTGATCATACTTCTTTACTAGAACATTTGATTTTTTTCTGCGTTAAAGACTTGATGATAAGTTTATAGACTGACACCAGAAGACATGGAGGATTTCGAGATTGAACTTGATAATAATAGCGAGATCATGGTCGACCTGGACAATGATGAGCAGGATCTTTTCAATGGTGTCGTCCTGGATGCCACGAAGCGCAAGCGAACGAACAACCCGAGCATGAATGACCGCCCTGTTGAGGCACCCGTTTCTTCATTCATGGCATTCGCCAATCACGGGAAGCAGACGCCTTCGGCACGTCCTCCGCCGCCACAGGAAGAGCCGGAAGATCATGGCGAGGGTTTCGGCGACGACTATGGAGGTGGCGTTGGTCTCGAGGGAGGCTACGACGAGGATGCGCCTTCTCCTGGGTACAAGTCCATCGACGACGAGAAGGCTGACCTTTTGAATAAGATCACCCGTCTGGAGAAGAAGGGTATTCGTTCTATTGAGCGACTGAACATGCACTCGTCTATCCATGACATCCGTGGCGAGGTCAAGCGGATGTCCTACTCGATCGAGGTGGATCAGTCCGTCAAGATGCAGCGAAGGATGCTCATCGCCTGTGTGACCGGTATTGAGTTTTTGAACAAGCGCTACAACCCACTGGATATCCACTTGGACGGGTGGTCTGAGTCGGTGATGGACGGGGTTGATGATTACGATGACGTCTTTGAGGAACTTTACATCAAATACCGCGGCAAGGCGAAGATGGCACCCGAGTTGAAGTTGATGATGATGCTCGGTGGATCGGCGACGATGTTCCACCTGACCCACTCGATGTTCAAGTCTGCGATGCCCCAGATGAATGATGTGATCAAACAGAATCCCGATCTCATCAAGAACATGATGTCTGCCGTGGCAAACACAGCCAAGACTGCTCAAGCGAGGAACGTGGATCCTCGTCCGCCGCCGCCCATCGCCCGGAGGGAGGTTCAGGGACCGAGCATGGATCTCTCGTCGCTGATGTCCAATTTCATGAATCCTCAGTCCACAACGACCCGTGACGTGGAGGAGATTCGCGCTCCGGCGGGACCGTCAAGCGACGGCAACATTGAGGACGACATCTCAGACATCGTAAGCGTGAATGGCGAGTCTGTCAAGGACGTAGAAGTTTCTGTCCCCAAGAAGAAACGTGGCAAGAAGGGAAAGACGACACTTGAATTGTAAATAATTTCCTAGTTGATACTAAATAATGGTAGGCTATTGTTCCATTGAGGATGCCTACGGAGGGCTTCCTCGGGAAACGGTCAAAGCACCGCCGGCTCCCGAGAAGGCTGCTGATAG